ATCAAGGTACATTTTTCCAAGCTCCGCTTCTTCCTTGCCGTAAACCTTCTCATTTCTGATTAGTACCATATCGGAAGAACCTAACACTTGATGTACTTTGTACTTGTTCTCTTTGTCTCTGTATCCGATAAACTGATGGTCTCCTCCGGCAGAACCATCCTTCTTTGTGTTGTGAATCAACATCCTAAAAGCTTTAGTGATTGTCTTTCTTTGTCCTTTGAGCTGGCCTACATTCAAGTTGAATGAGTTTCTTTTTCTCTTAACTCTTCTGTAGATAAGCTTTCCGCCGACTCTTGCCACAGGAATATTTATGTCGTGTCCTTTTTGCCACTTAGTAGGAGTTTGTCTTTTTGATGCGTAAAACTTGGAAATTCCACGAAGCCTCGACTGGAAATTCACGGAAGCACTTGTTATTCCGGAACTTACCTTTGCTTTCTCCAAAGAGCTTCTATCCTTAGTTCCTTTCGGATGTTCACCAACATAGACTTCGTTTTCTTTCTTTATGAGCCGTCTTTGAACTGTCTTAAGAATCCTATTGGCAGAACCGGCCATAATAGCCTCTGCGCTTCTCCCTGTGATTTGATTCATAGCACGGACAATCTTGTTATAAGATTCAATGTCTAGTTCAATTTTGATTTGATTTTCTGTCTTACTCATGATTTAAAAGCCCTCAAAGTGATAGAGTAAACTCCTCCCTCATCCCTAGAATCCGTTACACGGAACTCCTTTGCATCAATCTTGATTGCCTGTCCTCTGGCCGGCTGTTTGCCGATGTTCTTCCTGGATACATACAGAATGATATTGTCCTCATAGATTCCATCAATTCTGCTATGCTCGAACTGCTTCTTACCTCTTTCCTCTACTTCGTTAGAGTCGATAATTACAGTCATAGGCTTTCCATTGATTAAATGCGTTTCGCCGAACTCTTCAAGATTAAGGAATGTACTGGCTATGTCTTTAAATGCCCACTTCTTAAATCCCATAGCACCTCCAAAAAATAGGCTAGAGCCATTTAATAGCCCTAGCCTGTGTCTTAACCGATTCTTACAAGTACGCTTGTTGCTCCGTTCTCTGCTGCCTTAACAACATATCCCAATGGAGTACCGGAAGCAGTTGTGGTAACGCCGTCTGTTGGCTTGAAAAACACATCCTGTCCAACCTTAAGAGGGCTTGTTAATGCCTTGCAAGGCACTTCAAACACTCCAACTACATGGAGACTTCCTGTCTCTCCTGCCTTGATAGGGCATCCTGCAATGCCAATATGATTTTCAATCACCACAATGTCTCCTGCTTCAATGGTAGCCGTTCCATTGTTGGTGTAGTCTAAGCTTTCGCCTTTCTGCTTATAAATTGCTTTCATCCTTTACCTCCTTACACAATCTTCACGCCGTCATTTCTAACGATTCCGCGGTAGTCCTTAACATAGATTCCTGCATCAAGGTACACATCCCAGATAAATCCAAGCTGTCCTGCAGTTTCCATTCTGCGGATAGTAGGCTCCTTCTTTCCGTTAAGGAAGTCAACTCCTACTGAACCGGCCGTGTACTTGTTGGCAACCAAGAACCAAGGACAAGCCTTATCATTTGCCAAAGCATTAAGAACAGGAGTCTCGATAACATTCAATTTGTATTTGTACAATGGGTTAGCAGCGTTAGTGCCATTCTCCGGCACAAGTGCAGAGTTCAGAATGGTATACAGGTCGAACTGGTAGCCAGTTGGGATAATTACGAACTCCGGTGTAGCATAGATTGCTTCGCCGAACTGGTCCTTCTGCAGAGAAAGCTTTGTAATCATCTTTTGCAAAGATTCTCTTGTTGGAGCTGTTCCGGTAGTAATATGGTTAGCGTGCTTTGCATCATCGAAAAGATTATTTCCATCGAAAATCTTTCCGTTATTGAATGCAACGACATAAACCATCTTATCCAAGGTTTTCTTTGCCTTTGCAGCGTAAAGAGCAGGCATCCTTGTAATGATTCCAATGTCATCATTGATAAAGGCCTGTCTGCTCATGGTGAACTGCTTACCGAAGGTCTTAAGCTTTCTTGAGGGAAGACGCTCTGCCTGAATAGAGTCATGCTTAAGTTCTCCGGACTCCGGAACTTCCTCAAAGTCTCCCATGGTATTGATTACATACTCATGGTCTGTGTCCTCCTTGAAATCAGACTTAGAGCCGATAGTTACCCACTCTTCAAAGGTAGTAGGAACTTTATTATAGGTTTCTACTACTGCCTTTCTAGCCACAGAATCAAGGATTGCCGGGAATGCTGCTGTAGGATTGAAAAACTGTCTGCCAAGCTCGGTATACAATTCATCGGAACTCATAAAGCGTACAGACTGATAAGAGCTGTCTCCTGTCCGGGATAAGCACTCCTCCGCAATGGTTCTTAAGGAAGAATGAGCGAACTTCTCTGCACCTTCCTTCGCATTGTCTAACTGTACGCCACCACGCATAAGGATTCCATCCACAGCCATGGCACGGAATCTATCTTCCTCATCCTCAACTACACTTGCATTGATGGTCTGTCTTGTGGACACAGGAGAACTCTTCTTCTTTAAGTCCTCAATCACTAAGGACTTTACTTCATCAACGGAAGTATTCTCCTTAATAAACTTAGCGGAATCAATATCAAGCCCCTTGCATAAGTCAAGAATCTCGTTTACACGCTTTCTCTCGTCAGCCAAAGCTCTCTTTGCTGTTTCATCCTCTTCCTCTTCTGTTGCAAGGTTTTCCAAGTCCTTCTCTAACTTGTCAAACTCTGCGGACTCTTCTGCGGTCAGGTCTCTTCCCTGCGCCTTTGCAAAAGATAAAATCTCTTGCTGTCTCTTCAAAATGTTTTTGAATTTCTTCATTACTTTCCTCCATAAAGTTTAAAGTTTATAGCTAACTGCTTTTCATAAATCCCAAGCAGATTTGCCTTTGTTTCTTGCGCTTGTTCTTGCTCCTCTTCCTGTGTTTCTTCCTCTTCCATTGTGCGGCCTACTCCTACAGTAGAATCCGCCGGAACAGATACTATGGAAATTTCATAAGGAAGCCATTTCTTTGCGACTACGCATTCCCCTTTGAATCTTCCATCTGCGGAAGTCTTTCCTTTCTTGACTTCTTCCCACTCTTTCACAAGGTATCCCACGGAAACGGCCTTAAGCGTTCCGCTATCGACCTTCTTTTTGATGTTTGCAGAGAAATCATCATCGTCAAATTCGATAGTTGCTTTTCCACGGCCTTCTTCAACTCTTGCATTGATAACCTTGCCGATAACCTTGTCTCTGTCATGATTGAATAGGACAACGCCTATATCATTGAGCCTTGATAAGTCAACACAACCTTCTGAATGGTCCAAAATCTCAACCCCGAAGAATCTCCTATACGGTTCTTCGGAAGAGAAGGACAACTCTACTTGCTTACTGTTTTCCGCCGTTTCCTGGATTGCTAGGTTCACCGACCTTTGCAGTTTCTCCGATTCCTTCGGCTTTGCCATTACTTTTTTCACCCCCTCCCAATATCACGCCTTTGCTTTTGGCGTACTCTTGCACCTCTGCCATTTCATCAATTTGACTTCGCCAGTCCTTACCATGTTCCGAAGCTAGGTCTACGAAGGTCTTTTCTCCGGTAAGTAGGGCTGTCTTATTTGCATTTGCTTCCTTTGCCGGGTCAATCCACCGCTTAGGAGCTTTAATCCACTTATGCTTAAGGTAATTGTCCGGATTCGTTCCGAAGCGTTCTATGGTTAGCTTCCCGGAAAGGTAAGCAGATGCAATAAAGCATTCGTAAACTTCATCAAGGAAGGACTCGACTATCTCTATGTCCTCTTGATAGGTCAGTTCATCCTCAATAATTCCTTGCCTAGCAGAGGAATAGTTACTTTCGCTCATGTCACGGCTCACAACTTCATAGGACACGCCTTGTCCGCTACCAACCATGCGCATTTGCTGCTTAACAAAGGCTGTAGCATCTACCGCCTGTCCTGTAGGCTGTACTGTGGACACCTTGTCTCCGCTGTTTAGGTATTGAATCATTCCGGGTGTTAAGGTCTTTCCTTGGTAGTTGTACTTCTGTCCGTCAAATTCCTTGTTACTTCGTCCTCCGATTCCTGTCTGCGGAGTATCCTGTGTAATAAATACGGAAAGACAAGCAAGAACTCGTTCCTTAATGGCAATCGTATTCAAGAACTCGTTAATATCACGGATTCTTGTAAGCGTTTGCGCCATGTCGGACACTTCCCTCGCTTGCGAAGGCCTTGTTTTGGAACACATAAAAATAACATCCTTTGCCTCGTAATACTGGGCATCTAGGATGTTATAGCCTTGAATATCGTATTTTCTTATGTAGTACCCCACAGGCTTACCGTATTGATTGTATTCAATACCGCCGATAACTCTGTTTTCTTTGTTCTTTGGACTCATCACAGTAGTATCAAGCTCGTCTACCTCAATAGCCTGCAGTTGGAACGGAATAACTCCATCGTCTGTATGGCACTTGATAAATAGGATTCCTCCGTCTACCTTTTTCCGGGTGATTGCCATTCGTAACAGTTGGTTTAAAGACTGCTGCCCTGTTACATCGCAGTTTTTTGCCTTTGTCCATTCGTGCCACAAGGACTCAATGTCCTTATCCAATTTGCCTTTCCCTGTGTTTGCCCTTAGCCTGTATCCTGCTCCGACAACATTTCTTTTATAAGCTCCTAAGATGGAGTTCATAATGTCGGAATTGTTCTCCAAGTCTCTCGCCCTAGCTCTGATAATCTCTCTTGAACTGGACAAGCCCATTTCAGCGGATTCTATACTAGCGTGCCAGTTTGCATTGGCATTCTTGTAGTTGGCCGCATCGTATGCTCTCGATGCCTCAATAGCATTCCTATAGGCTTGGCGTTTATAGGCTGTCTTTGGGGATACAAAGCCTATTAAATTATCTAACCAATTCAAAGCCTACCTCCCATCAAATACAGCCCTATAAGTATCAGAGAACAGATTGCTGTTATCATCCTGTGCTACCAACCCCATAAGAGACTTCTGCAACTTCACAAGCTCTGTAAGATTCGCCCTAGTCAGCATTCTTGTACCAATCTTGTAAGACTGGCCTCCTTCCAGTACGGACTGAATGGCCGTGTTTACTATTGCAAGCTGTTCTTTCGGCGAAACAAAGCTTAGTTCCTTCTCTAAGTTCTCTTCTCTTTCGTTTTCCATTTACCCTCCTAACCAATTATCCTGCGCTTGTATCCAGTTGTTAGACTGGTTATTATCGCTTGCATTGTTTTCCGCCTGTACTGTCTTAAGCGAAGGCACATTCCTTAAGTGTTCATACCGGATTCCAAGAAGCTCTGCTGCAGCCATTGCGTAAACTTCACAGTCTAAGTAGTGGTTATCTATATGCTTTGCCTTTGGCTTCCATACGGATTTAATTCCTGTTCTTGTCTTTTCTGTTACTCTTTGCTCTGCTGTAATCATTTGCGAATATCGCTTATCACAGCCTTTATAAACCATCCATGCACCTGTATTCTCTCCCTTTACCCTCTTCACACGGTTAGAGATTGAATCCTTGTACTTGTTACCATCAGTCAGAATAAGTTGCATTCCGTTAAAATCACCTGTTTTCTCAATCTTTGAAATCTTGAATCTATCCAAAAGGTCATTACTTGCACCTTTAACAGGCTTTGCCCAATCAGAATTGTTAATGCAGAACTCCAATGTATCATCTTGGTTATATCCACTATCTATAAGACAAAGCTCTACAGCAAATTTCTTACTGCCGTCCTCTGTCTCATATATGCGGTTCATAACTCTTTCTATATCTTCCCAAGAAGCCACTTGGCCGTGAGTGATATTCTGCGATGTACTGTAATCTCCCCATGCTCTTATGGTGTAGTACATGGAATTTTTCTGAACATCGACTCCACCAGTTACAAGCTTCGCCCAATCCGGAACAATAAACTCTTCTATATCCGTCTGTGCATTCAGAACGATATCTTCTGTAATTCTTGTTTCTGCATCCTCCCAAGGTTCTGCAAGCCATGAATTGACAAAGTTCTGTAGTTTCTCCGGGTCATCCTTTGAATCCAAAAATTCCTTTGCCACATCGCTCCACTTGATGAATATTGAGTACAGCGTGTTCATCCAGTAGGCAACTTTCTTTGAATGGCCGATTCCTCTTTTTCGGACCGTTCTCCATTCACCATGCCTAAGCATTTTTGGCTTATCTCCGTCCAATATCTCCGCTCCGCATTCTTGGCAGTAATAACCGGCCGTATTCGCTCTATCCTCATTGCTTAAGCTTTCATCATTGGAATACTTGATAGACTTCATAGAAAGCTCAATCATTTCCCCACAATGAGGACAAGGCACAAAGAAATGCTTCTCTTCCTCCGCATTATCCTTTAAATCCCATATATAGTTTGAGCGGATAGTCGGCGTTGATGTAGCGAAAATCTTCTCTTGTGGCTTGTAAGTCTTTGTTCTTTCCTTTGCAAGAGAAAATGGGCTTGCCTCCTTCTTGGAAGCACCGCCCATCTTATCAATTTCATCAAAAAACAAATACTTAATAGCTTTACTGGCTAGCTTGGAAGGTGAGCCTGCTCCACGGAGATAGATATTCATTCCCCTAAGCCTTAATTCAAGCTCTTTAGATTGATTATCCAGGAACTTTCGGTTTATGGATGGGATAAGGCGGAATGCCGGCTTTATCCTTGCGTTAGAGGTATCCTTTGCTAAGTCGTCAGTTGGATATACAACCATTGTAGGTGCAGGACTTGCATCGGCTATATAACAAAGCATATTGATAAGTGCCTCTGTTCCTCCTACCTGTGTAGGCTTGCAAAAATACACCTCTCTAACATAAGGGTCGTTCAATGTATCCATTATTTCACAAAGGTAAGGCGTAAATGCATTGCTCCATTTACCGCTAAGGTTACTTGAATTATCTAATACTCTCTTCTCTTCTGCCCATTTTGATACTGTGAATACCTCTTCCGGCTGCAGAGTATTCTTAATAACCTTTCTAAACAGTCTTGCCGTTTTAGCCCTTACCTTGCAGGCTTTCATACCAAACGGCATATTACTCCTCCTCTGTCAGTTCTTCCTCTTCCCCTTCCTCTTCCCCTTCCTCCTCTTCAATATCTTCCACTATGGAGACTTTTCCATCTATCTCCTGTGGGTCATACTCCGATAGCTCATTGAGTGCTTCCCTCACAGATTTGGAAAGCGTGTTGATTATTTCGTTTACATCGGTCATTCCGGCCACTTGCATTGCCATCTTTGTGGGAAGGCCTTCCAGTTTTGCCTTAAAGGCCAGTAGCATTCCAGTTAGATACCGCTCTACATCCTTTGCAAGGTGCAGTTCCGCCTTTAACTTCTTTAGCTTAAGCAAGCTTATCTGTTTTTTCACTTCCTCATGCTCTGCGGATACTTTTTCCTTGCTTAGATTGGAACGCCGTCCAGTTTCCTCTTCAATCTTGAATCGGATATATTCCTGGATACACTCTTCCAAGGCATACTTCTTACTATCATCGTTGGGGAACATACCATAGTCTTTTCTTAAATTTCTTACTTGTCGAGCTGTAAGCCCTAAGCACCTAGCAAGCTCCTGTTGATTTACAACCATGATATGTCCACCCCCTCTTTTTAGCACAAAAAAAGAAGAGACTCCTTAGAGGTGGAAAGGAATCTCTTCAAGTTTGAGCTATACATATACTAGATATAGTACATTTCTCTGATAGAAACACTATATCCAGTTTCATTATAGAGGTAAGTCTTAAATAGTCAAGTATTTTTAAGACTTTATCCTACATTTTTGTCTATCTTCTGTCGCTTTTCAGTCAAGGACTTGTTGCGCAAATGAAATCGAGCGTATTTTTGCCGGAATCTGCCTATATTCGCACTCAATACCGATAAATACAGCCTTTGCTTTCCAAAAATACCCTAAAAATAACCTATTTATTGCCCAATTTCCCTCAAATTTACCCCCTCGCCGGAAATCCGAAAGGGAAGGAAATGCCCTATTTTTTAATATTTTATAGCCAAAACTAGGGCGCTTCCGCGACCCATACCAAAATTTTAGCCCCGGGAAGTACCTTTTTATTCTGGCATGGCTCGACACCTTGCAAGGCTAGTCTTTCCAGGGCTTTATACGCACAAACGCTTGTACGATTTTATTCTATATAGTCCAATAAAACGGACACAAAAATAGCAGACTTTTGCAAGCCTGCTAACACTCAAAAAAATATTTTAAAAAATAATCGAAAAAAGTATTGACGAAAGGAAACTATCTTGATATTATTTAGGTGTACCTAGTAAACGCCCCACAGAAAGGAGAAAGCAATGGGCAACAAAAAAAAGAAACAAAAAAGCCAAGCAAGACCTTCTTTACTGGCTTAGCGTACTTAGTGCCATCACCGCAATAGTCGCTAGTATAGTAAGTATAGTGAAGCCTTAACTTGGCAGGGTTGGGGGAAAGGATTCCCCCTTCCCAATTTGTAAATTATATCACAAAGAAAGGAAAAAGACTATGAAAAAGATAATACCTTTTCAAGCTATAGCTCTATCGTGCCTTATACTGAATAAAAATAATACAATGCTATACTATGCTGCGGTGCTACTTCTATCGCTTTCCTTGCTCCTAAACTCTTTATACGAATTGAAAAGAAGGGAAAAATGAGCGAAAAAAAATACATACATCAAGAAAATTGGAGCAAAAAAAACGGCTATAAGTCTATATCTTTTAAGCTAAAGGAAAGCACAGTACAAGAATTTAAGGATACCTGTAAACGCCTTGGGGTATCTCAAGGGGCTACTCTTTTGGATTTTATGGAAAGTTTTATTAAAAAAAATAAAGAAAATTTTTAGCCGATACATCGGCGGAAAGGTGGATATATGAAATTTACAGGTAGGGAAGAAGTCAGAGAAGCATGGGATAGCTTGACTACTGAGCAGAAAGAAAGCCTCGAAAGTGCCTATAGAAAGGTACTGGAAGCCTTAAAAGAGGACGGCAGCAGTCCAAGGGATATAACTGCCTTAGAGTCCTTAGAGGAGTATGTAGAGGCTTGCGGATGGGAAAGCAACGCCTCCGCTTATGAGGACTTTTTAGAGATTATCGAAAATTAAATACAGGTACTATAAAAGCTAGGGTATATCGCCCTAGCTTTTTCTTTTTGGCTTTCATGCCGTGCATTACTTCCTTGCTATGCTACCGCTCCGCCTCTCCCCTCTTTTATAGCCCTTCCTTTTCTATCTTCTCTTTCACCGCCTCACTTATAAAAGCATTGAGCGATAGCCCGGCTCTTTCCGCTACATCCTTAAGCTTTTCTTTTTCGCCCCTAGGCACACGGAAAGCTATAGTTTCGACAGTGTTTTTTAAATATTTTGAATTTGCTTTCTTTTTCGCCTCAGTAAATCCGCTATACATGGCACGCCCCCCCTTTTATATATATGATAGCATGCCTTCCTTGTGCATGTAAACATGTAATTATTGCACAAAATAATATATCTTTTTATCAGAAAATATTGTGCATTATTAAATCAATATGCATGGTGACATGTCTTTATATGCATGATATCATGTAGTCAGAAACAAACAAGAAACACAAGCCCACAGGGCAGAAAGAAGGTATAAAAATGAAAGCATTAGTAAAAACTTTAGTAAATGAATTAAACAACTTAGAAATCGGCTACTCCTTGGATGTAGCTAATGACATCAAAGAGGCTTGCAGCAGTTTGGATATTAACCCAAACGAGTATCTAGAGGAGATAAAGGAAGCCTATAAGCATTGCACAGGTGAGGAACTAAGCATTGAACACTTCACCACACAGGAAGAGGAAGCACAGCGATTCTTATATGGGATGGTGGGAAGATACAAAGCCGACTTAGATTATTACCTTAATAATCAATTCGAGGAACGACTTGTTGATACACTAAAGAATTTAAAAGATTACTATAAAAAGCTTCCGGAGGTTCCGGAATGGCTCACAAGGGAACAACTGGCAGAGTATGAAAAGAAAGTCGCTACTACCATCGGATGCATAGGATAAGGGGGAAATCATGGGAAACATTATAAACTTTACGAACTACAGACTAAAAAAAGCTATGGACTTAGAAAAGGCTATCTCAATTCTTGAATCCGCCAATGCAGCAGCTAGGGAAGCAGAGGCGGAGGCGATAAGAAATGCCAAGTTTAAAGTCGGTTCTTACTACAGAGAGCCGCAACAATACGCCGATGGCGACCCTTTGCACAAGGAAGCTATCAGAGTTCTAAAAAGAACTGAAAAGACGGTTACTTTCGTTTATGTTCCACGCTTCGGGATGGACGAAAGAGAATGCAAGATTCTTACAAGAAAAGTACATGCAGGAGACTATGGGGAGTGGCTACAAGTAAGCAAATATTCCCCCACAATTTCGGCAAGAATATAGAGCAAATAGTCGGCTACTGGAAAGGAAGCCATAGCCGACACACTATAAACACATTTTAGAAAGGTTAGGTAAATTATGAAAGACAAGCAATTATTCAAAAAACTTTATGACTATATTATGAAATCCGATACAAGAGTTTCTACGGCAACCGAAAAAGATTTCTACTTAGGAACATCAAACTTTCTTATTAATGTTTCCTATGACAAAAACCTAGGGTTTTACCCTTTTAATGATACCTATGTAAAGAAACTAAACGGCTTAGGTGATTCTATTAATATCAATAGCATGAATCTTGAATCTGTTTCACTTGTTAGAATCGAGAAAAATACTGACTTAAAAAAGACTCTTTACACATTTAAGCATGAAGACGGAACTGAAATTTATGTAGATGAGAAGTTTTTCAATCTTATACCTTTTAATGATGTTCGCTATATGGTAGACACAAAAAAAGGCGTTAAGAATCATAATCCTATATTTGTACTAGATGGCTATAACGATTGTTTAATCGCTTACATTCTGCCTTATGTTTTGAAATAAAGATATTAATACAGAGTAAAAGAGGGGCTATATTAAGCCCCTCCTCATAAAAGAAAGGCGGTACAAAATGAAAAAGGTTACTTTACAGGATATCGAAAGCTACATCCAAACTGAATCTGTAGATGCAGAGTACGACGGAGGTATTAATTTCTATTTTTACGATGAAGAAGACAACGGCGTTAGCGTATATAAGGGGCTTGAATTTTTGAAAGAGTGCGGATGCATAGACAAAAAAGGCGAGTATAATACCGACTTTGACACCTTGGAAAATCCCAATTTCAAAGAAATTTGTGAAGATATTTTGGAAGATTACGAATATCAATATTGCTAAGACTTAGGTTGGATATAACAAATTAAAGAGGGGCTTTAACCCCTCTTTTGTTTTACCCTTTTTTCAGTTTACAGCTCTGCAGGATTCACCCTTTTTGGCTCTCTAGTCGATATAGAAAAGTTCTATCTGCTGCTTTCTCTTTAGTTCCTCCTGCGCCCTTTCAAGGTCCGCTATAGAGGCTTGACTTACCCTAATTGCTCCTCCAAAAACATGAACCTTTTCCCCTTTTTCGGTTCTTAAGTATGTAATTATTCCCCCTTTTCCCCTTTTTACACTATACTCTATTCCGTTTTTGGCCATTGATTCAAGTGTAAATCCGCAAGTCATTCCTCTTGGGTATCTGTATTTACGCATCTAATTTCCTCCGTCAAGTCGCAAGCAACATATAGCAAGTTTTCTTTGTCCAAGTTTGTAACAAAGCTTGTTCCTATCTTCTCTTCCTGGTTATCGTATTTAACCCTTTCTCCACAAACGATTAAGGATAGCCTATTTTCCATCCGTTGCAAAGTGGTTAACCCTTTTTGTGTTTGGCAGAACAAGAAAAAGTCTATTTCCTTTTCAAGGTAAAAGTCCACAATCTGAGAACCGATTGAAAACGGAGGATTATCAATCACTACGCACCCTTCCGGGTAATTAACCTTTTTGTAGTCCCCCCCCTTATAGAATGGCCTTATAACTTCTCTACCCTCTAAGCTGTATCTCTTTACAGCCCAATTCTTAATTACTTCATACACCCTTTTTGGAGTGTAAAACTCATCATTAGCCACAATTCACCCTTTCTAGGATTATCCCTTTTTGCACTTTCAGAGAATCGACATTAACCCTTTTTCCCTTTTCTTTGCTTAAGATGTAGGATATATCCTTAAGACTTAGCCCTTCTATGTAAAACAAAATCAATACCCTTTTTTCATGTTCCGGTATATCAAGATTCTGTATCGCATCTTTTACCCTTTTTTGCTTTCGCTCACAATCGGCTATGGACTTGGAAAGCTTGTCATAATCGGCAACATTGCACCCTCTTAGTACAATAGTCCTTGGATAGCCCTTTCTATAGTCCGTTCCGAAGTCTACAACCTCAGAATTTACTAGCGATTGCTTAGTTGCCCTTAAATGATGTATCCGGTTCACCCTTTTTCTGCAGTTCTCCAAAATCCTTAGAGTAAGAATCATTAAGCTGTACTCCTTTAACACAATATATAGTATCTATATGTTAATAAAACACTATATATTGTATCATTTTGCAGTAATACAGCTCAATGAGTTCTTGCTTAACTTTCTTACCCCTTTTTGCCCTTTTTATTCCCTGCATTTCCCCAAAAACGCTTCGTATCTCTCGACAGATAAATGCTTTTCCGCCCATTTTTTAGCTTCTTCTTCTGTCAACGGATTGATACTCAAATTTATAAAATGTTCGCCTATCCAACTTAATTCTTGCAAATAATTATGCAGGAAGTATTCTCCATTGTCTTTTCTAAACAAAGCTATGCGCTCTATAAAACCGCCCTTCAAATTTGTTGCTTCGCAAGAGCCAAAATAATTCGCCGTTTCCGTGTCATACTTCTTGCCGTTTATAATTTGCTTCATACTTTACCCTTTCTTACTCCTCTACTTTGCCGAAAGCTGCTTCATATAAAGGAACACTCAGATGCTCTTCCCCCCATTTCCTTGCTTCTTCTGTTAGTGGTGTTACTGTTGGAGTTGTATACATCCATTCGCTTCCGTTTACTTCCATGTATTTCTCTTCTAAGATAAAAAATTCTCCATTATTTTTTTTAAAAAGGCTTTGTCTAAAATTTTTATCAGTATCATAACTACGATTTTTGATATACTCCCCATAACCACCGCACCATATAGCGGTTTCCGTATCATATAGTTTTCCATTCTTTACAAATTGCATATACACCTCTTTTCTATAGGATTATGCCCCTTTTTCTGCTTCGTGGATGCTGTTTGCTATCTCTTCCGCTATAGCCTTAAATAGTGTTACTGTTACCGCATTTCCGAACTGCTTATAAGCTTGCGAATCAGACACTACCTGATTCCACCTGTCCATTGGAAACGCCTGCAGGATTCCGTATTCCTTCGGAGTTAACTTTCTAACCCTTAATCGTTTTGTGTCAAAGATTTTCACTTGCCTATGCCCCCCCCTCGGATGCCGTAAGCGTTGGAGATATTCCATCGGCAGAATACACTCTTCTGCAAGTTTCTAACCCTTTTATGTCGAGCATCCCTATCATTTGTAAGTCGCTATCTACTGTCTTTTCCATTGTCTACCCCTTTTTCTTCTTCGATAACCGCTATCATTTCCAATTTTCCTGCATACCCTTTATAATCCCTTGCAGTAAGGCATGGAGAAGTATCCGTTAGCTTTGTAACATTTCGCCCATTTTTTGTTTACCGCCACAGTAATGGGATATTCTTCATCTAGGACTATTACTCCGTGAAGGTCTTGCGCTGTAAGAGTGAACATCGGTTCTTCTTCCGCTTTAGCTCTTGGACCATTTTGCCTTTTGTTTATCCTACCCGGGGTAATGCAGGCATGGCACTTTCCTAATTTCTCTAGCTTTTGCAGAGCTTGCTGTATGATGGTCTGTGCCTTTTCATCCGATAGATAGTATTTCTCAGGAACTTCTTTTTCTAAGAAATCCGACAGCTTCGGCACAAAATCATGCTGTTCTTCTGGGAATTTAAAGGATAGCCCTAGCTTGTTTCTTGTTCCGATAACTGCGTATCTTTCCCGGTTCTGCGGTACTCCCCAATACTTGGAGTTAAACATTTGTATATGGGCGGTATATCCATGTCTTTCATACTCCATACACAGCACAGGCAAGTAAGGCTTTAGCCCTCTTACATTCTCCGCAATGATAACGGCCGGCATGGCTTCCTCTCTCTCTCTCTCTGTCTCTTCCAGTAGTCGCATAATCTCAAAGAAGCATCCGCTTCGGCTTTCTGCCCTTAAGTCTTTACCGCTGCACTTAGGACAAGCGTTATCCCCTGTGTACCCTTCCGGGCTTATCTTTATCACCTCTCCGCAATCTTGACACTTGAGAATCAACCCTTTTTGCTTTCCGGCCACACTAAGGTCAACGCACGGAAATCCAAAAGCCCAAACATCCGCCTGTGGAATATCTTCTTGGTGTAGCTCTTTAATATCAGCCTTCTGCACATGGTCGCCCACATTTTCCCTATATGTCTCAACGGCGAATCTGTCAAAATCCCATGCACCTACTATCTCATATCCTGCTTCTTGGAAGGCTAGCCCTAGCCCTCCGCATCCACAGAAAAAGTCATTTACCTTTAGTTTTCTCATTACTTCCCCTTTTCAATATCTTTCAATCTGTACCCTAGCTTTCTGTATTCCTCATATACCGGCTTCCACAGGGCTTCGCATTGCTTCCGCTCTGCCGGAAAGAATTTTTCAAGCGTGTCAAGTTCATTCTGTAGCTTTAGAGCAAAGGGGCAACCCTTGCAACCTGTTCTAGTAAAGTTGTAAGGTGGTTTATAAATATCACATATCTGAATATCAAACCCTTTTATAAACCACTCTTCCCATTCTTTAGTAAGTGATACCATGGGCTGAAAGGCCTTTAGCTTTCCCCCTCTGAATGATAAGCAAGTGGCACTATCTCTCCTACCCCCTTCCTCACGCATTATCCCAACTATCGCATAAGGTTTTCCATGTTCTTTTTGCCAGTTTGCCAAAGGTTCTTCCTTCATTTTCACACAGCAATTATCAGATACTCGCATTGAAAACTCTGTTTCAAATTGATACTTTAATTTTTTTGGACAACTTTTGATTGACGACCACGGCTTTTTATCTTCTCTTTCCCCTAAATATTGCTTTACACTATCGCATTTTCCTATCCTTTGGTATCTGTCAACGAACCTAGAATGCCCTTTTGATTTAAAAGGGTATCCATGCTCTTCTAAGCTTCTTTTTACCGATACAGATGGTTTAATAACAACAACTCTACTATCAGTCTTTTGTCTTTCAATCACAAAATCCCTAATCATTTTCAGTTCTATTCCTGTGTCAGCAAACACTCTAGGAATCACATTCCCAGGAACAGCCATGTCAACTAAAGCGGATAATACCGTGCTATCTTTACCGCCGGAAAAGCTAATCGCAAAACTTTCCTCTCCGTACTTGCTTATAATCTGCCTTATCTTTTGCAGTCTATCCTGCAATATAAATTCATTTGTCATGTTTTTAAGGGGAACTATAGTATTACGGCGCCAACCATTCCCCCTTTCTTTTTAATTTAATTCAAGATATTTATTCAGATACCAAGAAGCTTTTCTTACATCCTCGTCACCATTTTTCTTCTTGTGTCGATACAGATACTTCATGGCGTTGCAGATGCAGAACGCTTTTACTGATTCTTCCCCCTGTGTCTCTAGCATTACATCAATGCATTCGATTTTTCCCGTTTCATAGTGGGAAGGATGGTTCACATTATCTAGTGATACTTCCTGTAGGTCTTTTTCTGTTATCTCAATCATCCAACACACTCCAATCTAGCTTCTGCCCACAGTAAGGGCAGTATGCAGTGCGTGCTATATCATTCTGTTCCTCTCTACAGGTAGGACACTCACAATATATCGAAAAATCCTCTACGCCTCTGTCTTGAACCATCACTACTTTTCTCTGCTTTCTGTATTTAAGTTCTTTCAGCTCTTCTCTTGTCATTTAATACCTCTCTTTTGATTCTGATAGGCTCGCTAAATGCCTTTCCTTCAAGTCCTCGTAAAATTCCATTGTTGGATTGTGAACCACATAGCAGGGTCTATCACCAAAGAACACTACATAAAAATTTGTGCTTTTTTCATGCACCACAGTCGTATATTCCGTAGTCATGGCATCGCCACCAATTGTAGCCTTTCCATCCTCGGTAATGTCGAACCCTGTACAGGTGCTACCCCATAACTGAGGGAATGTTTCAACCTCAAAATCAAGTGTCTCATACTTTTTTAAGTTTCTCGCTTTCAAGAGAAACTCTTCATTTTGTCGGAAATACAAGCTGGCTTTAAATAGTAATAATTCTAAGTTTGGTAGTCTTGTCATTTATCCCTCCAATAATTCATTAATCTTTTCCGTGTTATCCGGAATTTCAATCGTTGGCGTTTCGATATGAACGATTATTGCCTCTAGCCAATCAAGCGAATCAATAAAGGCTTTTAACCTCCTATTTGCTTCTCCGCTACTCATGCTGTCCGGGAGTCCTAATGTTTCATAGTCCAGTTCTAATAGCCCGGCTGTTTTTAAAGTGTTTTCGTCATAAAAGATAACAGCATCTTCATAAATGCAGATTTTTCTTATCTCTGCTTCTCCGACCTCTGCCGTCCACTCGCCGAAGCTGTCAGCAACTATATCTTGGCCAACCATAGGAACTACTGGCAAATCCGGATGCTCTTCAATCAGCTTTAAAATCTCTTTTATATTCTCATTCATA